AGCCGGACGACGTCCTAAGTTTTCCGGATTTTTGTGCTATTGCTGTTGCAATTACTTGCCCATTAGGGAGTACTTCATAACAATAGGAGCTTTCTTCAGTCAAGAACTGCCAATCAACCTCATTGATCACTTCTTCTGGATGGTACATTTTTCGTCGAAGATTATCGTCTTTGGAAAGCAGGTGTGGGCCCACCTTTTTGTCCCAACGCCAAACGTCCCAAGTAAACTTATACTTGAAACGGTTGAGTTTGGACATTAAAGTGTGCCACCCGCCATTCTCTTTGACAAAACCCAAGGCCGACCACGTTTCACACGGATGTGATACTAAGTGCTCGTCTTGGTCTTCGAAATAGACCTTTTCCAGTAATAAATAATCTAAAGGGGGATTGCGAAAAAGACGTATTTTTCCAGCAAGAATATCCTCAAGAGGTAGGTACTCTATCTTCGGTGTTACTTTCCACACCACCGGGGGTCGTTGAACCCCAGGGCGGCAGTACTCAGCGTAATACGAGAGATAGGTTCTTAGCGCCTTATCTTTGGACATTTGCATAGGAAATCCTGCGGAGGCATCAGGTGCTATTGTTACACGACGGAAGTCCCTTTTACGGAACCGACCCATCATGGACGAGAAATGTTTCTCTAATAGCAGATCTGCAGCTTCTTCATCTTCCGCGGCTACAAGCCAGATTTCACGCACGTCGGACTTCTCCAACGCTAACGTTACACTCCAAACTGTAGGGCGTACTATTCCGAAGCTTTCCTCAGGCATTCTTTCCTGGAAAAATTGAAGAACAACTGGATCGAAGAAAACATAGGACGGTATTTCCTCTAGGGGCATTGCCCTGCCTGTCGTAACCACAGGATCAGGGACGGTCTGCCCCCCAAGGTGATAAAGAGGATGATTCACCAAGGGGGGCAAGAAGGCCTTTAAGGGGTGTTCTTGGCCCCAGGCTGACCAAAAAAATCAACCATGGGTTGAGTGAAGATGACACAACAATTTGCACGCGAAGCTTTGTCCGCTGTGCCCATCACATGCACACCTACAATCACTCCATTATTGCTCATCATGGCCGACCCGGAGAGACCGCATTGTGACGAGGCGGTATGACATAAAGATCCGGAGACCTTTTGAAATGGTGCCTCTAAGGGGATGAGAGAGCCGTACGTTTTCCAGAGTTCTCGCCTCTGGGGTTCGTCGACATCGAGACCAACCAACCAAACTTCATCACCGCTCTTCGCTTTTGCCATCTTATACGGCTTAACCGAAGTGGAAGCGGGGCGGTGTGCCCAAACCAAATCAAGGTCCTCGGGTATACCGGGTCCTTTTGGCAAGGGTTTGAAACTTAGTGTGTGTTCTCTAGACTCACCTTCGGAGACAACAGTAATCGTATGTTTGTCACCTCCGCCTGATATCACATGTTTTGCTGTCAGGACTACATTACCAACGAAGAAGGCGTTACCTACCGCGTTTGCTTTGCCATCCTTATAGCTCGAAACCACCGAATGACGTGAACGATCAATTATCATTGGTGGAACCGGAGAAGAAGGAATCAGCGACTCCTGATGGTGAGATATCCCGGGCATTTTTCCCTTCGAAACTTTCTTACCGCGAACGGTTTTCTTTTTCTTAGGCTTTGGTGCAGCGGGTTTATCCAACACTTTAAGGACGGGTTTTGTGGCAGTATTCTCAACCGCAGCATCCGACTTAACCTGCAAAGGAAGCGTCGATTCATACCCTGGGTCAACAAAGTCCCAGTAATAATCATCAGCAGCATATTTCCCCAAAACAGGCTCATCGTCGTAATCTGTACGGCCAAGTTTCATGTCATCAATCCACGCGTCCCATTCAGCATTGTAATCCTCAATCATCATCTGTCGCTTGTCACGCCAATCATCGTACTCTTCGGGTGTTAAGGCTCGTGGAGCCCTCCGAAAATTCCGAGAATTCGTGTGAACGTTACGAGAACCACGCCCCCTCTTAGATTTACCCCGACTATCCTTAGTTTCCCAAGCACAGTCGGAATCAACCTCAGAAAGGTTGTCACCAAAGGCAACACGAATGGTTTGCTCTTTCTTCTGTTTTTTCTTGCCCAATTTTCCATAAGAACTCTTGGGCGTCTTTTTCCAAACCTTCACGAAAAGATAGTAAGCAGCAATTGCGAAAACGGCAAACACGACAAGTATAGCAAGAAAGTGCTGGAACTTCTTGGTAGAGGATTCAACAAAGAAGCCCCTTTCCTTGAGTTTATAGTACTTTCTGCGTGTTACACGTCGACTTCCGCCACCATGGTGTTTAGGAACACGAATAGTGACGTACTCATTGAGTTTTGCTTCAGGCATTTTTTCCCACTCCTTCTTTTTACCGTGCTTTTGAGCACCCGCGATCCATTCTTCTATATCGTATTCATCCCAAGTTTCCCCGGAATTATATTCTGACGAATCAAAATATTCGATTGGAGTTTCAGGATCATGGGGATCAAGCACAATTTCAAGTAAGTGCTCTTGTCGAGCAGCGTCTATATGACGATTGATCTTCATCGAATGACGAAGCCAACCAGCATGATAGACGTCGGTGGGATTACCTTTGGCAAGCTCACTTTCATACCTTATCCAGTCAATAAAATCTTGTTCAGACTCACTTCGACTGTTTGTTGATTTCCGCATCTGCTGCACTGCCTCTACGATCAAGTGCTCAGAATCAGACTCAGAGTCTGAAGTGGATGACTTAACACCTGCACGTGGTACAGATGTTGAAGCTGATCCAGCAACAGAGACCTGGTCATACTCCTGACGAGCTTTATTTTCGCCGGTTTTTACACCACGATTAAAAGCTTCAAGCCGCACCGTTTGGAGCTGCTTGGCAGTATAACCAGGCGCATCATCTTCTATTTCGTCGGAACTAGTAGAAGAAGACACGGGAGACTTCTCTTTCCCTTTGTCTCTCTTTTGACGTTTCAATCGAAGTCGACGCTTCTCGCGGGCATCTAATGTTGCCTCCACGATCTTAGCTAACTTCTTCGGTGAAACATCCGCGTTTTTTTGGCGCTCCTTAACTAACCTTTCAATTAGATCTGGGTCACACTCAGCATCCAAAGGATCGAGTAAACGATCCACATGTTTAGCACCCTTAAAAACTTTCTTTAATCCGGGAAAGACCTCTAGGAGGCCAGTAGCGGAAAGACAGCTCTTAAGGATGGAAACTAGTTCAATTCCCACACCTCCAGCGAAAGTGGCAGCAGACCGAACGACACTAATGTCTTTCAGTATGTTTACCAGATCGCGAATAGCATGAAAATCAAAAAGGACAGCAGCTCCCCCAACCAACACAGCACTACCTGTAATCAGACGGAAAAGCTTCAATGTAACATCTTTGGACATCTTGG